TTGAGTATATGTCATTCATCTTTACGTCATCGCGATGGAATGTCATACCTTTATTAATAAAGCCACCATCAAGTAATACTACTGCCGATAAGTATGAACTCTTTCTCCAATCATCTGGTATACTTAACATTGTTTTAAGGTTAGTACCACCAGTAAATGCACGATTAGTATATTTACTTAGAATATCATTAGTGAAATGTTCGTATGTCTTTTTACCTTCACCTGTTACTGCAGCACACCACAATGCTTGTGCTGATTCGCTTTCCGCTGTAGCCTTTGTTCCAGGGCCTGCACCACCCATATCACCGCCGAATATTTTAGACTTAAAAATGTGGCTACTACTTACATTCTTACCATCATAGGTACCAATAGAGAAGCTCTTACCATCTCTTGTAAATTTATCTAAGGCGTCTAAGGCTAATTTCTTATCTGTTACTGTAAACAAATCATTCTTATGGCCTTTACCTGGAACCATCTTGATAGGTGTACCATCTTTAATTAATTTTTTAAGGATTTCTACTCTTAATTCACCAGTAACAGCATTAACACCACCAAGATCACCGGGACCTAATGGGGCTTCAGTAATAAAATTATCAGAAGAAAAATATTCTGCATCTTTTAATCTATATGGCTCTGTCATTGTTCGTTCGTATCTTGTCTTACGATCAAGTACCTTATCAAACTCTCTGTGGTTTAAACCAAAGTGATCAGCAGCAATAGCTTTAATTTTATCTTTAGATAGACCTCTAGAAATTACATCAGGATCTTTCCTTAATGCTTTCATCATGAGCAGAGCAGCTTTATACTTGTCTTGGTGTTGGTGTCTATATATCATTCGCTTCACCTTCTTAGGGAGCAAATCAATTATACGCATACCAGTATCTTCTTCTACTTTTTTGTTAAAGCTTAACATTAATTATCTACCTTTGCTCCAGCTCTCCATTGGTAACATGACCAATATCCTGCTGTAGTTTTGTCTTTTTTATCTGCACAGTTATGACGGGCTCTAAAAGCTTTACGTCTGGCAGGATCATCTCTTTTAATTTCCATGTTAGGATCACCAAATGTAACCTTTACAACATTACCTTTAGCGTTCTTTACATATACATGGAACTTGTGTTTTGCACCTTTCTCAGAACGAGTAGGATTATTTAGTGTCTTGCCTTCATACTTCTCAACAACTAAGTCTTTGTACATGTCTTCACACATACAATCGATGGCCTCTACTTCTTTAAATGTTTTCAATTTGCATCCATCCATTTTTTAGCTGCCTTATTTTTAGGCATAGTTTTAGACCACTTGACAATAAAGTTTAATACCTTGCGTACTAATATTGGAGTTTTCTCTCTTACAGAGTTATCTATCTCGAAAAATAATTTGCCGAATGACTTTTTAAAAGGATCCAGGCCTGATTGTAATTCTTTCCACTTAGTAGTAACTAACTCAGGACCAATAGTTCTATCACCATCAAGTCCTCGTTGTCTGTCTGCTTCTATTGAACCTTCTAAAGATAGATTAACATATACCATAAGGCATTCGTATCCAAGAGATTCTAATGTTTTCTTTTGCTTAAGTAACTTACCAGAGTTAGCTCCAGTGCCATCAATAACAAGACCTAGCCTTCCAATCAATGCACCACTTTGTTTTGCTTGTGTATGTCTTTTTGCTACAGTTCGTATAACGCCACGTTCAAATTTTCTGTTAGGGTCAAGGATAACTGTGCCTGTCTCGTCAGTTAATCCTGCAGATTTCATGTAACGAGTAAACTCTATATCTGAATTAATTTCTTTGTATCCTAATTGCCCAGGAAGGGCCATAGAATCGGCAACAAAAGATTTGCCAGCACCCGGAGCGCCAGCCATAAATACTGCGTGGAAGATTGAAGGATCATTTCTTCCTTCGAGTATGTGTTGTCTTAAAGATTTCATTTATTCCCTTATAAACTGAATATATAAAGGTATTTATACTATTATAAATTCTTAATAATTTTATTTAAGTTCTTTATTGTACTGTACTTTTTAAGCTTAATTAGCTTAGGTTCCATGTGACTACCTATGCGTTCTATGTTAACATACCCATAATAATCAAGGATACATATCATAGCCATAATGTCACCGAGCTCTTGCTCTAAATGATCCTTGTTCTCTTCATTATCCACGCCAAATCTAATTAACTTAGAATTGGCCTGAACAACTTCTGCACATTCTTCTGATAGAATGGTTAGTGTTTCTTTAAGATTCATTTTCTTCTTCTTTAGGTCCTAATACATAATCCTGCTTAGTCAATGTATCATCTAATATACTTTTTAATATATCACCTAATGCAGTATTGAATTGTATATTGCCATGAGGATTTTCCCCAGGATATTCTATAACTTCATAATCAAAGTTAATAGACTGTGTTGTTTCGTTTAGTTTAACATCCATGTATCTGAATATAACGTTGTGGTATTCACCACCCTCTAACCGTACATACCAATGTTCAGTATCTAAATCATTCCTATCTACAAATGACCACTTGTCAAACGGTTTAAATTTATCTTTTATTAAACTGGACTTCATATGTATTCCCTTCAATTTCAAATCTCATAGTCGAATGTGAATATTCTTTACGCGTGGTTTTGTTTTGACGCACTTCAGTTTGACAAACAACAGATGTAGTATTTACCTTACCTTTGGCTTCTTCAGTCTTTGCACCAACCATACCACCGACGACAGCACCAGTTGTCCTATCGATATTAAGAACATCGCCTAAGATACTTCCGAAGATTGCTCCCCATACAGCACCTTCAACAACATTACCTTTCATCTTTGTCTCTTCACCACATACTTCAACATAGTATGGCTCAAGATAAACAACTTCATGATAATGGTCCTTCACTGAACCTCTTACACTTGAATCGGCAATGGCCATTGTTGACCACATTACTGCTGCACCAGTTGCTAATGCTAATACTTTTGTTTTAAGCATTCTGGCACCTCTTACTATTAGGATGCCTCTTACACCGGTATGTACCGTGACTCATATCTTTCTTAACTTTCGGCTGTCCTTTTGCTCGTTTTTTTATAAACGGCACTGTTGTCTTACCCATTATTCTTCCTCCACTTTTATTAAATATGTTACATTAGCTTCTTTAAATAAAGCTGCAGCATTCTTGTTTGATTTATCCCAATCACTATTATACTTAGCAGGTCTCATGGCAACAACCTTTTTGATACCGACTTGAATAATACCTTTAGCACATTCATTACAAGTAGGTAAACCATACACATACATAGTAGAATCTTTTAAAGATACTCCATTAAGAGATGCGTTGTATATTGCATTCATCTCACCATGTACAACTAATTCATATTTCCTTTCACGGTTATTTAGTCTCTCTTCAGAATCTTTAATTCCTCGTGGGAAACCATTGAATCCTTGTGATAGTATCTGACCATCAGCACCTACAACCACACAACCAATCTTAGTACTAGGATCTTTACTCCAAGTAGAGATTACCTTTGCTAACTTAATATATTTATCTGTCCATGCTGTAGACTGCATTAATGAACTCATACATTAAACTCCTCATATCTATTGGCGACCTTAGGCGGTTCATCCCTCACATTGAGAGTTTGTGCAGTTTTTTCTACATCATACAGTCTCATCTTAGCTCTGTCAATGCCCACTACAAACTTTTTATTTGATCCTGTTGGATCATTATATCTGTTCTTAAGTTGCTTAATCATTATCTGATTCATGTTATCTAATTCTTCTGTTGCTATAAGAGCAAACATCAAGTCAGCAGTTGCTGGTAGACCAAATGATTCAGATGTATCTTCTAAGCCTACGTCAGAGTTACCAAAACCACCTCTTGTGGTTTGTGTTGCAGTTAGAACCGGTAGATTAAACTCTACAGCTAACCCACGTAATTCTTCAGCAATTGCTTTGACATATGTATATGAGTTAATAGAACCACCCATAGCTTTCATACGAGCACTTGAACAGATATTCAAGTAGTCTATACAGATTAAATCAGGTTCAAAGTCTCTTTTGATCTTAAGCTCTTTCAATAAAGACCTAAAGTTATTTGCATTTGCTGCACCAGTAGGATATTCCTTTACAATAAGTTTGCCAACACCTTTGTCAGTAAGCTTATGCATCTTCTTATCAAACATATCTTTCGATAGATTTTCTAATTGATCAATAGGCACATTCATTAAGTTAGCATCAATACGTTCAGCAATTCTTTCTTCTGCCATTTCCATAGTTATGTATAACACATTTTTCATCTGTGTTAAAGCACCAGCGGCAACATGACACATGAATAGAGATTTACCTACACCGGTTCCTGCAAGGGCAACATTTAGAGACTTGTTTACTAAACCACCTTTGGTAATCTTGTTAAACATCTCTAAGTCAAATGGTAGGTGCTCTTCTTCTCTATGATAGAAATCAAACCGAGAATCAGAATCATCTACATAATCGTGACCTACTTTAATATCAAAGTTAACACCGAGGGCTTCACTTAATACTTCAGGTAAAGAGTTCTTACCTAGAGTCTCATGCTTACCTTCAATAATATTAATTGAATCCATGATAGCCAAATAGATTGCTCTGTCTTGACACCACTTCTCAGTGTGTTCAATAAGCCATGGCATTGTCTGTTCTTTCTCTTGTACACTGATTTCAGGTATAAGAGCTAATGAATCAGAACCAACTTTAGGATTATTTCTTAATTCAATACTAAGTGCATCTGCACTAGGAAGTTTATTAAACTTATTAACGAAGTCAACTATCTCAGAGAATACTGCTCTGTAAGGATCTTCAAAGTATATAAGCTTTAAATGAGGAATTACAGTTCTAGTGTAATCCTCATTAAGCATTAAGTTACGTAAGATTAATGTTTCAATCTGCATTAAATATCCATATCTTCAGGTGATGATGATTTAATCATGCTAGCATGACCGACTTCGTACTTGCCTTTAAGGTATGCTTTGAAGTCTGTATCCTTAAAGATAGGTAGCCAAAAAGATTCTTTAAGTGTTTCAGCAACACGAACCTTCTTATCTTCTATCTCACCAGTCTTCTTATTAACCTTAGAGTACCAACCGATATTAGGCTTGACTACATATCCACCTTCAAGTGCAACATCTAATAAGCCAGAGTATGATTCAATACCACCTTCCCATGTAACAGAGATAGGGATCTTAGACTTCTCACGCACAAACCGTGACTTCTCTACATTGATCACAAAGTTATAACCCATGATCTCCGTACCTTTCTTCTCTTGCTGACGACCAATGATCCAGATATTATCACTTGAGTAATAGATACCTGTACCGCCTGATACGATAGCTTTAGGGAATAGACCAATCTCTTGGTAGGTATGGTTAACAGCAATCAACGGAATGTCTCTCATAGTTAAATATGGAGTGGTCATTCTGAATAAACCCTTAAGGGCTTTTGCTCTTGACATATCTGCCACAGACTTTTCATTCATAGCATCAGTTAATTCTTTAATAGATGCAAGGTTACCAATAGAGTCAATCATAATAATGACTTTATCTTTACGTTCAATATTCTCTAATTGATTAATTAGATCAAACTTTAACTCTTCCACATTAGTAATGGGACTATGTAGAACTCGTGCAGTATCTATACCGAACGACTTAAAGTATTGTTGCGGGCTACCAAACTCTGAATCATAGAATAACAATACAGCATCTTCATACTTATCTAAGTATGCTGCTGCCATTAACAAACCAAACGAAGTCTTGAAATGCTTCGATGGTCCTGCTAATACTGTTAGTCCTGAGGTCAGACCTCCGTCTGGGTCACCAGATAGTGCAACGTTAATCATTGGTACCGGTGTGGTTACCATATCTTTGTCAGAAAACAATTTAGATTTAGAGAGAACTGCTGTCTCTTTAATTCTACTGTTCTTCTGAAGCTTATCCATTATACCCATTAGTACTCCTTTATTGAATTGATGTATCTATTATATCACATTTAGATGGGAAGTACATAGCCTTCCCCGAAATCTTTTCTTCTATAACACTCAGGTGATATATGTACTGATGACATATTCTCCATTTTTTCTTTAGCATATACTTCAGGATCCATAGTTAACCAGCTAGGTGGATACATAATTTTATTCATGCTGACCATATCCATAGTCTCGAGAATTCTCTTTAGCATCTGTTGCCTCTCATATCTCTCACCCCAAAATGGTTGCTTCTTATAGTAACCAGTCTTTGGTAATTTCCTACCTTCAAACTCTATCGGCCAGGGTACTGCATACTCAACTGGTATTGGCAAGCTGTCACCAAATCTTTTTAGATCTATCCACATATCTCTTGGATCTGCATGTAATCTGCATAAGTGATGTCTAAGATCTATATTGCCAAAGACTAATGTGATGCCACTTAGGTTGTTGCACTTAGCCATGTGATCTGTTACGTATTTAAAATTAGATTGTATTTGACCATTCAGTGTAAGACCGTTAGTCTTTACAACCATACTACC